TTAAGCCAGTAACACAAATGATTGCAAGCCGGTACATTGGCAAGAAAATAGTTATTTGTGCAGACAATGACAGTTCTGGTATTGGCATGAGCAAAGCAAAAGAATGTGGCGTTGATATTGTATTGCCCACCATTGATGGTGACTTCAATGACATGATGTCAGAAAAAGGTATTGATGCAGTTCGTGACATTGTCTTTGGTAAAGTAAAGCAGGAAGGTTTATTTATCACCATTGAAGATATGATGGCAGGTATCAAAAAACCTAATTGGTTAATTAAGGGCATACTTGAACGTGGATCAATGAATCTTCTTTTTGGCGAGTCAGGTGCAGGTAAAAGTCTTTTTGCAATGGATTGGGCGTTTTGTGCTGCAACAGGTAGAAACTGGCATGGTCATAAGATAAAAGAAGAATTAAAAACTTTAATTATTATGGGTGAAGGTTTGCGTGGCGCGTCAATGCGCTTTAAGGCACTATCTCAAAAGTATGGTGAAGCACCAAAAAATATACGATTAAGCAGACGCTCTATTAATTTATTAGATAGTAAAGAAGCTGATGATATTTTAAAAATAGTCGCAGAGTTAGATTTTAAACCTGATATTATTATCATTGATACTTTGCATCGTAACATGGTTGGAGATGAAAACAGTTCTGAAGATATGGCAATGTATTTTAAGTCTATTGAATTACTTGCTAGACGTTTAGATGCTGCGATTGTAACAGTACACCATTCTGGACATGGTGATAAAGGAAGATCAAGAGGATCATCATCTATTAAAGCTGCAATGGACGCAGAGTTTTGTGTAACCAAGAATGGAGATGGCATTACTTTTTCATGCACCAAGTCAAAAGACTTTGGATTTGGTACTGATATGAGTTTTATCATTAAGGAAGTAGAATTAGAAGGAGAGGTTTTTTATGATGCTGATGATGATAAACAAATTACCAGTGTTTATTTAGAGTATCAAGGTGTTGCTAAGAAGGAAAAATCATTGCCAAAGAAATTGCAAAAGGCACTTGATAGTTTAGTTTTGGCAGCAGAAACTATTGGAAAAGAGCGTCCAGAACTGTCCATTTTAGGTTCTGGACAGATAATTGTGTCACTGTCCGAATGGAAACCATTTTTTAATGAGGATAAAGAGCTTGCGTCAAGGCGACAAAACTTTTCTGAGTGTAGAAAAGAGTTGATAAAACAAGAGTTTATAGGTGTTGATGGAGATTATAGCTGGATATTATAGACTGTCCAGTTGTCCAAATTGGACAGTTTTGTACAACCTGTACAGGATTAATAAAAGTGTCCGTCCTGTCCGAGTGTCCTTTAGGACACGGACAGGTGGACAGAAATCTCGGACAAGACATTGTATGGAAGAAATATTAGAGTTTATAAAATCAGTTGAAGAAGTTTTTACAGTACAAGCAAAAGCAATTAAGATTAATGACGAAATGGTGTTACATGATGGTAAATTTCAACAAGAACGTGAAGGACTGGAGTTATGAAGAAAGATTACGCAATGTCGTGGTATTTATTACCGTTTGTGTTGGTGGTATATTTTTTTATATTGTTAGTGGGCATTGTTAGAATGGTGTTTAATAAATGATTGCGGTTTTATACGGATTATATTTAATAATGAGAAGAAATGATGGATGACACAGAATATTTCTATTATATGTCTGACAAGATGAATAAAATGCCAACTGAAGCGCAGTTAGAGGCGTTTTTAGAAGAAGTTAAGGATAAGCCTAGAGTTAAGGCTTTTGTCATCGCTATGAGGCTGTAATGAAGCATAATCACTATTTTAAAAATACAGTTCATTTAAATGCTGTAGATGTGTATCGAGTTTTAGATTTATATGAAGTTACCGATCCTTGTTTGCAACATGCTATAAAGAAACTGTTATGCGCTGGTGGAAGAGGAGCAAAAGATATGGAACAAGATGTACAGGAAGCTATTGATGCTCTTGAGCGTTGGCAGGATATGAAAGAGGAAGATGAGCTTTCGTAAATACTGTAGTATAATTAAACATGTGGCTAGGTTGATCTCCGAAAACCCTTAAGCAAGGTTGCCACATAACTTTTCGCTTAATAATTCTATGCTTAAGTAATTTTCAAATGACAGAACTTACACAACAAAGACTTAAAGAACTTTTATCTTACGATCCTGAAACGGGATTGTTTATTAATCTTACGCAAAGAGCTAACGTAAAAGCTGGAGCAGTTGCTGGGTGTAAACATTCTAGTGGTTATATTTATATTAAGATTGATGGTAAAAAATATAAATCTCATCGTTTAGCCTGGTTATATGTTTATGGAAATATTCCAGAAAAAGGATTAGACCACATCAATGAGATTAAAGATGATAATAGTATTGTCAATTTACGATTAGCGACAGATCAAGAAAATATGCAAAACGTTTCAAATCCAAGAATCGATAACACTTCAGGTTTTAGGGGAGTTAGTTGGAGTAAGAATACTAAAAAATGGCGAGCTAGAATAGCACTCAACGGTAAACTTAAACATTTAGGTCTTTTCAATACCAGAGAAGAGGCTCACGATGCCTATCTTAAAGCCAAAAGAGAGATTCATCCATTTTGGGTTGAGGATAAAGTTGCATGAGATTCCCACCAATAAATCTTTTTAGTGCACCAAAACAGGTTGCTATATGTAAGCATACAAATTGGATGATGTTGTATAGCTTGAAACAAAAGTGGTGTTATGGTAAAAACTGTAATGAGAAAAGGTATATTCAGAATGATATGCCAGTACATACCAGGTGATAGTTAATGGCATTAAAGACAAGTAACAAGAATAGAAAGAAGATAAGAAGGTTTAAGGCAGATGAAGATAGCTATAAAACCAAAGATTAAATGGGTTGGCAATTACTGGAAGTGCTATAGTGCAGACAGAGTTGCTTATGGTGAGTCACCAAAGGTGGCGTTTATTAATTGGAAATTGCAGTATTTTTAATAACTAATTTTAAGATAAGGAGTTGTCTAAAAAAGACAAAATTAGATATGGCAACATTAGGAAAAGCAGGTGGAGAAAAAACAGGTGGTCGTCAAAAGGGCGTACAAAATGTTGCAACTGTACAAGCAAGACAAGCTATTGCAGATTTTGTTGATGGAAATGCTCACAGATTAACAGGATGGCTTGACCAAGTTGCTGAAACAAATCCAGAGCGTGCGTTTCAGTTATTCCAAAGTGTTATTGAATATCATGTTCCAAAACTTGCAAGAACTGATAACACTGTAACTGGTGCAGACGGTGGAGCAATAGTCCACAGGATAGAGGTTTCGTTTGGCGACGATTAAGGCTAAGTTTCCTCCTAACCTAAAAGACCTTTTCAAGCCAAAAAGATATAAAGTCATTTATGGCGGAAGAGGATCAGGAAAGTCTTGGAGTTGTGCAAGAGCATTAATTATTAAGGCAGTTAATGAACCAATAAGGGTTCTATGCGCTCGTGAAACGCAAAAGTCTATTCAAGAATCAGTGCATAAACTGTTGAAAGATCAGATTGATATGCTTGGTTTACAGCACATGTTTACTGTGCTTGAAACAAAGATAGTTGGAGTCAATGGTTCTGAATTTAGCTTTGCCGGTATTCGTCAACAAGGCATTACAAACTTAAAGTCTTTTGAAGGTGTTGACATATGTTGGGTTGAGGAAGCTCAGGTTTGCACCAAGAAGTCATGGGACGTTCTTATACCAACGATTAGAAAGCCTGGCAGTGAAATATGGATTACCTTCAATCCAGAACTTGATACTGATGAAACGTATAAAAGATTTGTATTGACAGATAATGAAGAAGCTGTTGTTATAAAATGCAACTATTCAGATAATCCCTGGTTTCCTGATGAACTTGAGAAGGAACGGTTAAACTGGTTAAAACGTGATCCTGAAGGATACAAGACAGTTTGGGACGGAGAATGTAGACCTGCTGTTGAAGGTGCTATCTATGTTAATGAGATAACTAAACTTCATCTGGAACGTAGACTTGGTAATGCTCCATACGATCCACTGTTAAAGGTTCATACAGTTTGGGACTTAGGATGGAACGATTCAATGTCAATCATGATGGTGCAACGTTCAGGTTCTGGTGAAGTTAGGATTATCGACTATATTGAAGATTCACATCGTACTTTAGATAGTTATATTGATGAATTAAGATCAAAGGGTTACAATTACGGCACAGATTATATTCCTCATGATGGCAGAAGCAGAGATTTTAAGTCTGGAAAGTCTACTGAAGAAATATTAATGGCGTTAGGTCGTACTGTTAATGTGCTAGGTCGTGAAGATATAGAAGAAGGAATTAAGATGGCAAGGATGATGTTTGGTAGAGTTTGGATTGACAATAAAGCGTCTGAACTACTTAACCAGATTAAACGCTATAGACGCACGCAAAATCAAAGTACAGGCACATTCGGTGCGCCTTTACATGATGACAGCTCTCATGGTGCAGATTGCTTTAGGTATCTTGCTATGGCAGAACAAAATATGACTAATGACTCTTGGAGTTCAGGAGCATTGGATTATTCATATATACAAAGCGGTATAATTTAACAACAGAGGATTAAAAATGGCTAAGTCTAAATCAAAAAAAGCTCCATCTCCAATGATGCCTGGTAAGAAAAAAGGCTGCTAATAATGGCTAAAATGACTGATTCAGAGATATTGGCAATTATCCAGAATGAAATGGCTAATGCTGATATCAGCACAACTTCATCTCCTTCACTGCAAGAACCGCTCAGATATTATCTTGGGCTTCCGTTAGGCAATGAGCAGGAAGGACGTTCTTCATTGGTATCAACAGACGTTGCTGATGCTATCGAATGGATAATGCCTCAGATCATGAAGTCATTTACTCAGAATAATGAGGTGGTGGTTTTTGATGCTGTTAATGAGGCTGATGAATTACAGGCTCAAATTGAATCAGAATATGTATATGATGTATTGATGAAGCAAAATGATGGGTTTACTTTAATCCATCAGTTTGTGAAAGATGCACTTATGCAACGCAATGGAATGTTGAAAGTTTATTATGAAGATGATGAAAAGATAACAACCTACAATTACTCAGGCTTAACAGAAGATCAGTTAGCTGTTGCCTTGATGGATGAAGATACTGAAATATTAGAATTAACTGAAGATGAAAGTCAATCAGAAAATCCATTAGAACAAGAACCTATTACTTATAGTGCAAAGATTAAGGTAACAGAGAAGTGTGGAAAGATTTGTATTGATCCTGTCGCTCCAGAAGAATTTAGGGTTAATACACAGCACAACAGTATTAGCTTAGTTAATGCTAGATTTACATGTCATATAGTTAATAAAACTATATCTGATTTGCGAGAAGAGGGCTACAAGGACGAAGATATTGAAAACTTAGTTAGCTCTGATCTACTTAGGTCTGCATATAGATTTAATTACCAGAATGAACCAACACAAGTTCCATCGGTATTAAGTTCAGATGATGCTAACAGATTAGTAGAAGTTACTGAGTGTTACTTGAAACTGGATGTTAATGGTGATGGTATAGCTGAGTTAATGAAGATTACAGTGGCTGGTGTTGAAACTCCAACTGTTATCTTAAACAAAGAAGAAATAGACAGCGTCCCCTGGATATCAACTACCGCTATCTTAATGTCGCATAAGTTTCAAGGTCTATCTATATTTGACCGTTTGAAGTCTATCCAAGATAACAAGACTGCAATTATCCGCAACATTATGGATAACATGTACCTGCAAAACAATCAACGCAATGTTGTTCTTGAAGGTCAGGTTAATCTTGATGATCTTTTGGTGTCAAGACCTGGTGGGTTAATTCGTGTAAAACGAACAGATGCAATCATGCCATTGCAAACACCTGCTATTGGTGATGCTGCTTTCACAATGATGCAATATCTTGATGAAGTAAAAGCTGGACGGACAGGTGTGTCTGGTGATGGTACTGCTTCGCCTGAAAACATTGGTAACGCAGTTGGCTCACAAGGTGTTGAGCGTATGATGAACGCCAAAGAAGAATTAGTTGGCTTAATCATTCGTGTTATCTGTGAAACTGGCATCAAACCTTTATGCAACAAAATTCGTGATCTTGTAACCATGCATGTTGATACGGTACAAGACTTTAAGTTTCGTGGGCAATGGGTAAAGGTTAATCCAGCAGAGTGGGAAGAACGCACAAAGAGTTCTGTTCGTGTTGGAACTGGAACTGGAGATACTAGAGCTAAACTTGCAGCCATACAACAGGTTCAGATGTTGCAAGAAAAGGTTATGGCAATGCCAGGTCAAGTATTAACTAATCCTACCAAAATATACGCAACTATAGATGACTTCTGTAAGTTCTCAGGATTAGATTCAGCTAACAAGTATTTTGTTGATCCGTCAAGCCAAGAAGGTCAGCAAGCAGCACAACAATCTCAGCAAACACAACAGCAACAACAGCAGGAAGCGCAACAGGCACAACTTGAACAGATGCGTATGCAAGCAGAGCTGGCTAAATCAGCAACTACTACAGCAGAAGCGCAGATGCAAAATGTAGCTATCAAAGGTCAGGTTGAATTAGGTAAACATCAACGTGAAATGGAAAAACAATCATTTCAGATTCAGTTGGAGCAGTTAAAGGCTGAATTAGACAAAGCTAAGGCTGTTCAGATAGCTGAAAAAGATTTAGAGGATATAAAGTTTAAATATGACCAGTTGTATGCTCAAACAGCACTTAAATTAACAGAGTTGGAATCATCATCAAATACATCTCAAGATGTTAATTATGAGCAGAACAGGAACAATATGTATGACGGTTGAAGATGAAATAGAGTTAGGGAATAAGGCAAGCAGGGCTTACTCAAATTACTTGGCTGATTATATTATTAAGAAAAATGCAGATTTATATAGTCAGTTTTTGTTTACAGATGATATAGAAAGTTTAAAATTAATAAAGGCTCAACAAAAGGCATTACAAATTATTGAGAATGATATAACTTCAGATATAGAAACTGGGCGATTAGCTCAACTACAAAAAGGAAATTAAAAATGTCAGACCAAGCTACTACTTCAACGGCTGAACTTTCGAGTGAAGCTGGAAGCGTAAATATGGTGGATCAAATTGCTAACCTGTTATCAGGTGAACCAGAAAAAGAATCTGTTAAGAAACCAGAAATTGAAGAATCAGAGGAGGATGATACCCAACCAGACGATTCTACCCAAGAGATGGAAGATGCAGATAATGAGGAAACAGATGATGTTGAAGAAACTGAGTCTGATGAAGATGTCACTTGGGCAAATACCCTTGGCATTGATGAAAAAAATGTAGTCCTTGATGAAGAAGGTAACTTAGCTGGAATCAATGTAAAGGTTGATGGAAAGGTAAGTACGGTTGGAGTTAAAGACTTAATTGCTGGATACCAAAGCAATAAGAGCAATACTAATAAATCAAAACAACTTGCTGATGAAAGGCGAGATTTTGATAGCATTAAGAACGCTGTTGCTAATGAGTATGTTAGTAAAATAGAAACAGTTAATAAACTGACACAGCATCTTAAAGATACCTTAATGGGGAGTTATAAGGATGTTGATTGGAATAGACTTAGAGTTGATAATCCTGGCGAATACGCTGCAATGGTTCAAGATTTCAATTTACGAAACAGTGAAATTGAACAAATTTCAAATGCCGTAAATAATGAAATGCAGGGCATTGGTCAACAAATGACCGCAGAACAACAGGCTATTCAACAAGAGTATATTAAAAGTCAGGCTGATAAGGTCTTAGAGAAAAATCCTTCATGGGCAAAACCTGAAGTATTCAAAAAGGCTTTAGTAGAGATGACTGATTTTGCAGCAGATGCTTATGGTTTTACACAAGAAGAGTTTGGTGGAATACAAGATGCTAGGATGCTTGAGGTTATCAAAGATGCCATGAGGTATCGTTCAAGCATAAAGAATGTTAAGACCAAGCTTGATGTGAACTTACCAAAGTATCAAAAGAGTACAGGCAAGACAACCAAATCAGTTACTAAACTTGATAAACTAACAAAGATTGCAAAATCTTCTAATGGTTATCAAAAACGTAACGCTGAAACTGATGCCGTAGCAGAGTTGCTCGGTGGATTATATAATTAATTTTTTAAAAGGGTATCGAAATGAGTACAGCTAACTTAGATGCAGCAACACTTAAAGGTGTTGTCCGTGGCGGTTTAATCCGTGAAGATGTCATGAACCAAATCTGGGATATTTCTAAAATCCCATTACCATTTACTGATGCGATTGGCACTGAAACTTCAGGCAATCCATACAAAGAGTGGACAACTGATGCACTTTCTGCACCAAACTTAACTAACGCTGTTATTGACGGTTCAGATGCTTCAGGTAACAACACTGTTACTGGCTTAAGAGTTGGTAATCATCATCAAATCTCTACTAAAGTAGTTCGTACATCTTTCAGAGCAGATTCTTCTGATGTGATTGGTCGTACTAAAGAGTTGAGCTACCAAATGATGCGTAGACAACAAGAGTTACGTCGTGATGTTGAAGCTATTGCATTGACTAACCAAGCATCTTTTGCTGATACTGGCTCTGCTGCTGGTAACGCTGGTGGCTTACCATCTTGGTTGACTACCAACTTTTCTGCTGGTGCAACTGGCGCAATCGGTGGCTTCCAATCTTCAGGCGTAACTCTAAAACGTACTTATGGTACTGCTAGAGCGTTGACTGAAACTCTTGTGCGTGATGCAGTTCAATCTGTTTACTCACAAGGTGGTGATCCAACTATCATGATGTCAGTACCTGGTGTTATTCGTAGATTCAGTGAGTATTTATTTACTTCATCTGCTCGTGTAGCAACATTGATGTCAGATCAAGGTAAATCTGCTTCTGCTGCAACTGCAATGGGTGCTGTAAACGTATTTGTAACTGACTTTGGTACTTTGAAATTAGTTCCAAACCGTTTACAAATTCCTTACACTGGTACAGCTGGTTCTACAACTGGTGTTTATGCTTCTTCTGGTGTATCTGCTGACGTGTTTATACTTGATCCTTCATACTTGGCTATGTCTTACTTAAAAGGCTATAGAACTGAAGAATTGGCTAAAACCGGTCTTGCAGAAAACCGTCAAATGTCTGTTGATTGGACATTGATATGCAACACTGAGAAGTCACACGCAATCATTGGTGATATCACTATTGCATCTGCTGTAACTGCTTAATATTGATAGCCCACTGTAACAGGTGGGCTTTCTTTTATCTGAGGAATAAACATGGCTACAACAAAAGAAGCAGTAAAAGAAGTAAAACCAAAAACAGTCAAAGTTAAAAACATTTGGACTGATCCAATTAGTTTTGAGAGTGGTGTTATTGCACCAAACGCTGAAGGCGAAGTATCTTTAGCAGAAGCAGAAGCATTATCAGATTACGTTCAAAAGGTGTAAGCAATGGATAGTGTAATTAAGAGTGAAATGTTTTTTGATAATCACAGCAACACGCTAACACATAAAACTTCACAACCTACAGAAAAGTTAATACTTGAACGCAATGCTGAGTTAAGAAAAAATCAAGGTGCTATTCATGATTTAGGCAAACAAAGTGGTGAATCATTCGGTCGTATGGTAGCATCTATACCATTCATTATGTTTGAGAAAGCATTAAGAGATGGATACGATCTTAACAGTCCAGACAGCCAAATTGCAGGTCAAGAGATGAATAGATTTCTAAAGTCAACAGAAGGAAAGATGTGCCTAGTTCAAGGTAAGCACTAATGGCTAAATTTCTTGATTTTGCTAGAAACGTATGGGCTGGAAGTAAAAATCCAGATGAAGGAAGATTAAGCTTAAAAGGATTGGGAAAGCCTCAAATAGTTACACCAACATTAATTGGCATGACATTAGCTCAAGCTACCAATGCTTTGGTATCTGCTAGCTTGGAACTAGGAACAGTTACATTAACAACAGGATTAGTAACAGCTCAAAGTGTAGCTGCATACACTAATGTATCACCTGGCACTATTGTTAATATTACATTAACTTCATGAGTGCTTATATGCCTGACATTAATTGTAGGGTTGCAAAAGTTGAACAGCAAATAGAAGCATTGCTTAATGACATACATCATGACCGTGAGGAATCACGTAGACGATCTGATAGAATATTTTTAATATTAGATGAACTTCAAAAAACCACTCATAATAATAAGGGATTTTTTGGAGGTGTAGTGTTTAGTGTTTCAGCTATTTTTGCTTTTATTGTATATTTAACGAGCAAGAATTAATGAGTGCATTAGAAATATTAATCAAACTCATTAAAGATAGTGAAGGTTGCAAATTAAAATCATATAAATGTCCAGCAGGTATTTGGACTATTGGTTATGGACAAACCAAAGGAATAAAAGAAGGAATGGTATGGACACAACAACAAGCTGATGAAGATATAATTAAAACCGCATTACAGGCTTTTAATGAGGCGATTAAGGCATCACCAATACTAGCAACTGCTAACATGGAGAAACAAGCTGCAATAGCAGATTTTGTTTATAATTTAGGCATAACGAATTACAATAAATCAACATTAAAACTAAGGGTTGATAAAGGTAACTGGGTTTCTGCATCAACAGAGATCAAGAAATGGAATAAGAGTAATGGAACTATTCTTAATGGTTTAGTTAAAAGAAGGCAATTAGAAGCTGACTTATTATTGATGTAAGGAATTATAATGGCTATATCGGTTTACACAAAATACACTGCTGGAGTTGAGTCACTGGTAGAAGG